ATTTGTTATCTAAAATTGAATACAGACCAATTGAAGCTAACACCTCCAATATCCAACAAATTCAATCATTATACCAAAAACGTAAATGATTATCGGGTTTGTAGGCTTCATGGGGTCAGGTAAAGGTACTGCCGGTGAGATTCTAAAAGATATGAACTTTCATCAAGAGAGTTTCGCCAATGGCGTTAAAGATGTCGCCTCCGTCATGTTTGGATGGCCTAGGCATCTTTTAGAAGGTGATACTGATGAATCCCGTCAGTTTAGAGAAACACCAGATAAATTTTGGTCTGATAAGATGAGCAGAGATTTTACCCCTCGTGAAGCACTACAAAAAGTTGGTACTGAAGCAGGTCGTGATACATTCCATAAAGATTTTTGGGTGTTGTCATTAGAGAATAGGATTAAATTTGCTACGGATTATGTTATTACTGATGTTCGTTTTCCAAATGAAATAGATTGGATACACGAAAAAGGTGGTATTGTAATCGAACTCAAAAGAGGACAAAATCCTATTTGGTATGAAGATATGGCCAACGATAATGACATGGAATTTAAAATAGAATTAATGAAAAAATTTGGTGTCCATGAATCAGAATGGGCATGGGTAGGAAGTCATACCGATGCCACAGTTTGTAACAATGGCACAAAGGCAGAATTACAGGTCAATCTAATCAAAGTATTGACAAGTAAGTTAGGAAGCAGTATAATGAATAAACTACTATATCATGGAGAAGAATTATATGAAGTTATCTAATGAAACATTAAGCGTATTGAAGAATTTCTCTTCAATCAACCAAGGCATTCAGTTTAAGAAAGGCACTAAACTAACAACAGTTTCAGCAAGTAAGACTGTGTTAGCACAAGCTATTCTTAAAGACGATTTCCCACAAGATTTTTGTATTTACGATTTGAATCAATTCTTATCAGTCCATTCTTTATTTAAAGATTCAGCTGAACTAGATTTTGACTCAACAAATATCGTATTCAAAAGCGGTAAACGTAAAACAAGTTATCGTATGACCGCTAAAGAAATGATTGTAACACCACCAGAAAAAGAATTAACTCTTCCATCTGTTGATTGTTCATTCACATTATCATCCGAAGATTTAGATTGGGCTTTAAAAACAGCATCTGTTTTATCATCACCTCATATCGGAATTAAATCTGACGGAGATAAAATCGAAGTAATTACTTTTGATGCCGCAGACAACTCAGCACACACAAACGCAATTGAAGTCGGCACAGGTAACGGTAAACAATACAACATTGTATTTAAAACCGAAAATATTAAACTAATACCAGGAAGTTATGATGTTCAAATTTCTTTCAAAGGTATTGGTCATTTTAAAAACACCAAAGATGATATTCAATATTGGATCGCATTTGAGGCTAAAGAATCTAAATTAGGAGCATAATATGTTATTATCATTTACAGAAGCCGATTCAGGCAAACCAATCTCAATTAACCCAGCGCATGTTGTATTAGTATTTACAGCAAAACCTGAAGATAAAGAAGAACGCACACTTATCAATATGTTGAACGGTAATGTTGCAGTTGCTGAACCATATCTTGATGTTGTTGGCGCTATTCAAGCAGAAATTAAATAATGGCTACAATTCAAACACTATTTGGCACCTTTAATGATGAGCAATTAAAGACACTTAAAGGTGCTGTTGATGAAATGGTTCTTGTCATGCACAAGGCCGACACACTTAAAGGTGATATGAAAGATATTGTGGATTCTACACATGACCTCTTAAAAGTTCCTAAAAAGATTATTAAGAAAATGGCTAAAGTGCAGTATAAACAATCCTTTCAAACCGAAGTTGCAGAGTCAAAAGAGTTTGAAGCATTATTTGAAGGCATTTCAGAAGTTAAATAATGCAACCAATTATAATAGACAATTTTATTCCTGAAGTATATCAGGATTCTATTCTTTATCTATTAACTGGTTCAGAATTTGGCTGGACATTAAATGACGATTCAGCTGGTTACGGTGACGAGCCAGCTGATAAGTATTTTCATGTAAATATTCCAACTAAAGACCATATCCAGTTTAGACACACTTTCGTCAAAGAGAATGAATTAAAAAGTGATTTTTTAAAATATATTGGCGTATTAGTTGCTGAATTTGAAAATACAATGAAAGCAAGAGTCAAATATACAAAAAGAATCAAATCTAATTTGTTGGTAAGTAATCAAGTTGGTCCATGGATACAACCACCTCATGTTGATGGAATGAATTTAAAAGATGGCGTTGTTGATGCTATTGGTAAATATTCACTATTATATTATGTAAATAATTCAGATGGTGATACTACACTATATAATGAATACTTTACTGGAGAGTCTGTTGGTGAATTAACCGTTCAACAAAAGATTTTGCCTGTAAAAGGTCGAGCAGTTATATTTGATTCTAATCAGATACATTCTGCTAGTTGTCCTAAAGTTAATGATACTCGTATTGTCATTAATTGTATTTTTGAGATTTAATTTTATTATGGGAGTTTTGAATGCAAGAATTATTATGGGTAGAGAAGTATCGTCCTAAAAAAGTAGAAGATTGTATTTTACCTGATACAATCAAAACTACATTCCAAGAGTTTGTAAATCGTAAAGAAATACCAAATCTATTACTATCTGGTTCAGCAGGCGTAGGCAAAACTACTATTGCTAAAGCATTGTGTGAAGAAGTTGGTTGTGATTATCTAGTTATCAATGGTTCAGATGACAGAGGTATCGCAACGATGCAAACCACAGTCAAGAACTATGCTACTTCAATCAGTCTATCTGGTGGTAGAAAAGTTATCATCCTAGACGAAGCAGATAATATTACACCAGATGCACAAAAGGCATTAAGAGGCATGATGGAGGCAGTATCTATCAATTGCTCATTCATCTTTACTTGTAATTTCAAAAACAGAATTATTGATGCTATTCATTCAAGATGTTCAGTTATCGATTTCAAAATCAACGGCTCTAAAGCTAAAATGGCAGCATCTTTCTTTAAGAGAGTTGAATGGATTCTCGAACAAGAAAATATCACATATGATAAAGAAGTTGTTGCTTCAATTATCACAAAACACTTTCCAGACAATCGTAGAATATTAAATGAACTTCAAAGATATTCTGTAACAGGCACTATTGATAAAGGCATTCTATCAAACGTATCTGATATTCAAATTGAAGCCCTAGTCAAATCACTTAAAGATAAAGACTTTTCTGCTTGTCGTAAATGGGTTACAAACAATCTAGACAATGACCCAGCTAAACTGTTCCGTAAGTTATATGATGCATTATTTGAATCACTAAAACCAAATGGTATTGCACAGTTGGTAATCATTCTTGCTAGGTATCAATATCAATCTGCTTTTGTTGCTGACCAAGAAATCAATACTATTGCTTGTTTAACAGAAATTATGGTAGATTGTGAATTTAAATAATGGCAGACTTATTTAAAGAAGTTATTCCGTCAATATTACAGACAAAAAAGTCAGTCTTACATGATGATGTGGATGTAAAAAAATACGATGCTTTTATTGTCAACCGAGCGTTGTCCTATCACATGGATTGTGTTCTCCACGCTAATGAGATAAATAAGAATCCTAGCTTAGATAATGATATGCAATACCAATATTATCTAAATAATATAAGACCTATGAAACGGAAATTTCAACCGTGGCAGAAATCAGAGGTCATAAAAGACATAGATTCAATCAGGCGATATTTTGGTTACTCCAATGAGAAGGCCAAAGAAGCATTAAGAATTTTGACTGACGAACAAATCGCTGAAATAAAAATAAAAACCGATAAAGGCGGGATAAACAAATAATGATTTCAATTACAAGTTTAGTTGAAGTTACACTAGCAGAAAAAGACGACTTCTTAAAGGTTCGTGAAACCTTAACTCGCATTGGTGTTGCTTCAAAGAAAGATAGAACATTGTATCAATCGTGCCATATATTACATAAACAAGGCAGATACTATATTGTTCACTTTAAAGAATTATTTGCATTAGACGGTAAACCTACAGATATCACAGAGAATGATTTATCTCGTAGAAATGCTATTGCTAAACTATTACAAGATTGGGAATTAGTAAAAATTGTAGATAAAAAATCTATTGAAACACCAGAACCAATCTTTTTATCTCAAGTAAAAATCATCTCACATAAAGAAAGAGATGAGTGGAATTTAGTACCAAAATATAACATTGGTAAAAAAGCACAAAGCTATTGACATTGTAATTGAGGTGTGATATAAATATAAGTGTAAGGTGCCTTCGGGGTCTTACATTTTTTTAACTCGCTTAATAGGAGATTTTAACATGACAGCTTTACAAGGCTATCGGCATTTATTGCCTCAAACAGTAGGATTTGACCATTTATTTTCAACACTTGATGAAATGGTGGATTTAAAGACTACTTCATACCCACCCTACAATATCAAAAAAATTGACGAAACAAACTATAGTATAGATGTTGCGATTGCAGGCTTCAATAAAGATGAAGTCGAAATCCGTGTAGAAGGTGACAAACTTACCGTAATAGGTGAAACTATCAATGAAGACACTTCAACCTACTTACACAAGGGAATTGCTAATAGAAACTTTACACTAAACTTTACATTATCAGATACAGTTGTTGTTGGTGATGCAGAGTTTAATAATGGTATATTATCTATTGGTTTAGAGAACGTAATACCAGATTCTAAAAAACCAAGAACAATTACTATTAAATAAGTTTTTACCCTGTAGTGTAACGGTAGCATAAGAGCCTCCAAATCTCTCGGTCGCAGTTCAAATCTGTGCAGGGTAGCCAATTAACTAAAAGAAAGAAGGTAAAAAATGGACTCTTGGGGTTATCACTTAATTTTGGATGTAAGAGGTTGTGATATTGAAAAAGCAACTAATCCAGATTATATTCGTGATTTTACTAAAGAATTAGTTAAACGAATAGATATGAAACCTTATGGAGAACCCCAAGTGGTTCATTTTGCTGATAATACTGATTTAGCAGGTTGGACAGTATTACAACTAATTCATACCTCTAATATTACTGCTCATTTCTGTGATATTAATGGTGACTTGTATTTAGATGTGTTTTCATGTAAGGAATTCGATGGAGATGTCGTGGTTCAGTTCCTAAACGATTCTTTTAAACCATTGAGAATAACCTCTAGATATCTTTACAGAACAGCGTAGACCTAAATAATGCTGTGTGGGATACCTAAAGATTATGCTATTAGTTGGAAATCTAAATGCAAATCAGAATATCCAAATGTCCAGACAGTAAGAATTTCAGACCATATGTTAAAAGGGCTGTGGAATTCTATGGACAAGAGCTTATTAAAAATAAAAGACTATATAACAACATCTATGTTGATATTAAGTTTGACTCTAAAATAGATGCGTTTGGATATGCATCCATTGAAGGATACAATACTTTAGGTAAACCTAGAGAGTTTCTTATAGAGGTTCATCCTGGTATTAGTGCTAAAGACATATTGTCTACATTAGCACATGAAATGGTTCATGTTCATCAGTATGCTACAGGGCTATTAACTGATGTAGAAAAAGACATAACTAGATGGTGTGGTAAAAAGATTGATCCAGATAAACTAGACTATTATAGTCATCCATGGGAAATAGAAGCACATGGAAAAGAAATAGGTTTGCTTGCCAAATTTGTAGTAAAA